TAATGTAATTGATTTTATGAGTAGGAAAGTAATTCCTACTCCTGAAACTGAACCCACCTCTGAAAATCTCCTGGAACTAACATATTCAAATGTTGACGAGGCCTTTGAGGTCTTTTTGCAATATATGAGCGAAGAGTTAGGTTATCATGAAGTAATGGCTGGTAATGAAGACTTAGAATTAGCTATGGGATATATACTTACGGTAACTCGTAGTGCTTTTGCAAAGTCCTGTAACCTAGAAGATTTTATGACACCCCATGTTGAACAATTAGTTGAAAGTGTGAAGAAAGATAACGACGATGATTCTTGTTGATTTAAACCAAGTAATGATTTCCAATTTAATGCAGCAGATTCACGGCCGCACGCAGAAATACGGCGAGCTCAGTTCTGCACCTATGGAAATTGATTCTGACCTTGTTCGCCACATGATACTCAATACCCTGCGTTCTTATCGTGTTAAATTTCATAACGAATATGGTGAACTTATCATTTGTTGTGATGATAAGAACTATTGGCGTAAAGATGTATTTCCTTACTACAAAGCCCATCGTAAGAAAGACCGCGAAGAAAGTGGTCTGGACTGGAATGCCATTTTCGGTGTTCTTAACGAAGTACGCGACGATTTAAAAGAACATTTTCCATATAAGGTCATTCAGATTGACCGTGCAGAAGCTGATGATATTATTGCTGCTATCTGTTGGATTCATGGTTCCGAATCTATGTCGTATGGTGAGAAAATTCTCATTCTATCTTCTGATAAAGACTTTGTACAATTACAAAAATATGGCAATGTAGAACAATATAGTCCGATGCAAAAGAAAATGGTTAAACATGCAAGCCCGACCACATATATTCGTGAGCATATTCTCCGTGGTGATAGAGGCGATGGTATTCCTAATTTTCTATCGGATGATGATACATTTGTTTTGAATAAACGGCAGAAACCTATTCGCAAAGAAAAATTGCAACAGTGGGTTCATATGAAGCCAGAAGAGTTTTGTGATGAAAAAATGTTACGCGGTTATCGTAGAAATGAATCACTGGTTGACCTAACAAAGATACCTGATTGGATTCATTCTGAAGTAAACGATATATACGAAAACTATGAAGAAAAACCTCGTAGTATGTTAATGAACTATTTTATCAAGAATAAGATGAAGAATCTTATGGACTCAATACAGGAGTTTTAAATGGCTGAAGGTGTATGTGAGATTTTGCAAAGAATCTCAAAATTGAGAAAGAAACAAGAAAAGGTTATGGAACTGAAAAAAGTTTATAATCAAATTGGTCCGATTATCGATTTATGTTTTAATCCAAAATATGTATGGTTATTACCTGAAGGTGCGCCACCATATAAACCACAACCCAAAGAAGCTGATACACAAGGTGTATTGATTAATTCGGTACGCAAGTTTGGTGTATTTCTACAAAACAATGGATATGATAATCTCAAATCATCAAAACGAGAACAAATATTCATTGAGTATTTGGAAGCAATGGATCCGGATGACGCAAAGTTATTAATTGAAATTAAAGATAAGAAAATGCCCTTTAAGAGTTTAAAGAAAGAAATTTTCGCAGAAGCATATCCTAATCTCGCTCAAGCATGGGAGGTAAAAAAGTAGTACAATGGGCAAGACATTTAGAAACTCAAAGAGTTCTTTTGACGATGACTATGATGATTATCGAGATAATGTAAAAAGCAAAAGAAAGAAACAAAAGAATCTTCGTAAGGTACGAGTGAACAAACATAACTATGAGAATTTTGTAGATGATAACGAAGACGACTACCGCATGTATTATCGGTAACGGCGAGTCACGAAAAACTTTAAACCTTGAAGCTCTTCGTGATTTAGGTACAACCTTCGGTTGTAATGCTCTGTATCGTGATTTTGATCCGGATTATCTTGTAGCCATTGACGACAAGATGATTGAGGAAATACAACAATCGTATAGTAATTTAAGCCGATGTATCTTTCCTCATGAAAATGATCGGTACGAACCACCCGAAGTCTATGGACGCACGAGTGGTCCTACTCCTAGGTCAAATGCTGGTATGGTTGCAATGCGTTATGCCATCGCAATGGGATATACGGAACTGATTTGTTTTGGTTTTGACTTTCTTGTTGTGAATGATATAATGGCCACATCAAATCTTTATGATGGTACCAATGGTTATGAAACGGAAACAAGAGCTGTGCTGCAAGATACTCGTAATCGTATGCGGTTTCTTGCATGGTTAATTGAATCAAATCCGAATGTAAATTTTGTTTTTGCGTATCCTAGTGAAGTACAAGTATACGCACCTGTAAGTGATAATGTAAAGGTAAATTTAAACTATGAATATTTTTGTGTTACATCCTGACCCAGTAGAATCTGCGGCTATGATGTGTGATAAGCATGTGGTAAAAATGGTAACAGAATCAGCACAGATGTTATCAACAGCTCATCGTGTACTTGACGGCGAAGAAACTCGGCGTCCATCTAAATCTGGTAAAACAAATCCAAAATACTGGGTTCTACCAGATCATCGTGAGAATGTACTCATGAAGGCCTGTCATGTTGGTCATCCATGTACTCAATGGATTATGCAATCATCAGCTAACTATCGTTGGTTACACCATCATTACAATGCTCTATCTTGCGAGTATACATACAGGTATGGTAAGAAACATGCAGCATTCTTTAAAAATGATATCGGACTTGTGTTGGCTGCTGCACCAGACAATGTTCCAACAGGTAAACAGACACCGTTTGCAAAAGCAATGAAACACTATCCTGAATGCATCGTAGAAGATGCGGTTACATCATATCGTAATTATTATTTAACAGCAAAGAAAGATTTTGCGAAATGGACTCGTCGTGAAGTCCCAACCTGGTGGAGTGAAGCAGTATGAACCTAGAAAAACTCGTTAAAAGAGAAACTGTTGAGTGTAACGAACTTGTGATTAATCGTGAAATGTTAATTGAACTTGTAAGGTCTCAACGTATCGGTGTTAGTGATGATGTGAAGATTGAGTTTGATAGAAACCAAACCATTAAAATGACGTGGGAACGGAGTACGAGTGATGGCTGAACACACAAATCCAGAAAAATGGTCTTGTGATATGTGCGTTTATTTTTATCAGTATCATGACGAAGAATTAGAAAAAGCGAATAAGTATAACGAAGTTTTTTGTCTATCCGATTCAGCTGGTGAATGTAGATATGCGCCTGAAGTTATGAATGTTCAACGATTAGATTATTGGTGCGGTAAGTTTGAACTGAATCGTACACATCCAAAAGCTGGTTTTAATGGTCTATATAAGAATGAATATAGTCAAGAAGACAGAGCGATGAAACAATTGTTGGACTATTACACGGGAGGATACGATTAATGCCAACATACATTTTTCATGATACTAAATCGGATGAATACTGGGAAGAACTTTGTTCTATCAGTGCGATGACAGAATTTCTAAAAGAAAATCCACATGTTAAACAAGTACCACAAGCACCATCGATTGTTGCTGGTGTAACAATTAAAGATAAGACAGATGGTGGATGGAATGAAACTTTGTCAAGAGTAGCTGAATCAAACCCGTATTCAGCGTTAGCCGATAAACATGGTGCAAAAGATAGTAAATCTGTTGTGCGTAGAAATCTAGTGAATAAACATTTTCGTGGAAAGAAATGAAAGAACAGGTCATTGATGATTTTTTAGATTTAGATACATTGAATGCTATTGAGTATTATTATCGTAATAATGTTTCTTTTGGTTGGAAATCAAATAGAGATTTAGATTATGATTTTGGTCATTGGTCGAAAATCATTACTAGCCATTCTAAAGCTTTTAATTTAGATACGAAACTTACTCCTTCGTTTGAAAATAATCATTATTACATAAATCTTATTTCCGATAAGATAGAAGAAATAATAGGAAAAAGAGGTCTATATAGATGTTATTATAAGTATTATACTTATGGTACTGATGCGTATATTCATAAAGATGTTTCTTCGAAATTAGACTGGGATTCTGAATGTGAGACTGTTATATTGTATCTCACACAGGATTGGAATCCTGATTGGTATGGTATGACAAATTTATATGAAGAAAACGGATATGACATATATAAATCAGTTATGCCAAAATATAATAGATTATTTATTTTTGATGGAAAGATACCTCATTCAGCCACTCCTCTCAGTAGAGCTTGTAGCGCTACTAAAAAAATATTAGTTTTCAACTACATGCCGGTGAATAAAACAGATAAAGCTTTTTTATTCATTAAAAAAATTACTGAGGATTTGGGTCACGGCGACAAAACTTTATTTGAACATCTTTATAATACTTATAGATTTTTAGATAATCATAGTAAACTTCCAAGTTTTGTAGCTAAAGCAGGGTTATTTCATAGTATATACGGAACTGACTATTATCATGAATCCAAACAATTAAATATATCTAGATATACTGTTAGAGAATTGATCGGTGAAGAAGCTGAAAATCTAGTATACCAATTTTGTACTATGAAAAATAGAGAAGAACAAATAATAAAAGGCGATAACATGTGGCTAAAAATGTTAGAACTTTCTAATTATAGAGACCAAATGCATTATCTTTCGAAACAAGAAAATAATAAAGTCGATTATGTCATTAAAACTTTGTCTAAACAAATAAAAGAATCCGAAAATGAGTAAATATGAACCCTATCTGATGGAAAGAGTAACTACACCTGAAGGTCGTAGATACAAGATACCTGATACAGATGAAACCTATGAGAGCGTAACAACGGCTCTCGGTAAAAACCCAGAAAAGAAGAAGTCTCTTTTTGAATGGCGTCAAAGAGTTGGTGAAGAAGAAGCCAACCGTATCAGCCGTATTGCCGCTTCAAGAGGAACAAAGGTTCACAAAATGGCCGAAGATTACCTTAATGGTGTACAAGATTATACCCAAGGTCATCTTCCACCTCACATAGAAATGTTTGAGTCAATGCGACCATACCTTGACACGAACATCGCGAGTGTATATATGCAGGAAGCGTTTCTGTTTTCTCATAAATACAAATTGGCAGGGCAAGTGGATTGCATTGCTAATTGTGATGGTTTTAGATGTGTTATAGATTTTAAAACATCATCTAAACCGAAGAAGAAAGAATGGATTGAAGATTATTTTTTACAGTGTGCAGCATATTCGTTTATGTTTGAAGAAATGTATGGCGACGAGATACATTATAATATTGTTTTGATTGCAGTCGAGAACGATAAACCTCAAACCTTTCTTACAAAACCATATGATTATAAAAATCATGAATTTTTTACACAGAGGTTAGTATCATGAGATTGTTACCATTTTTAAGTTTTGTTCTTTTAGTTACGTTTGCACAACATGCAAATTCACAGACTCCAATTCCATCTCCTTTTTGGAAAGAGAAAGACAAATCTATTGAACAAGTACAAGAGAAAGAAGAACCTAAATTGGAAATGTCTTTGTTTCCCACACTCATGGCTTGTAGCGACGAACAAACATTTAACGAATTTGTTAGAAGAAAGGGTTATGATTTTTCTTCTTTTACTGGAGAATCAGAAGTAGCCAAGAATATTACAGTTTTGTTTTATCATAACGAAAAGACCAATGAGTTTGCGGTTGTAAGAACAGATGGTGAACGATATTGCATTCTTGAAATGGGTAAACAGAATCTAGGTTCTACACTTGAAGCTGATAAACAAGACGTTTTTGGAACACCTCCGCCAGGTAGTCCTTTGTTAGCTCTTGTACCACCATCTCCTCTTCTTGAGGATGACTTTGATCCGAACCTACTTCCTGAACCTGCCGCTGGTCCACAAGTTGTATTACTTGAACTTCCAGCAAGACCAGTGGTTAGACATGGTGGTGGTGCACTAGCTAGTCCTAATTAATGACCTATGAAGAATATACTGATTTTCTTCTAGCAAATGTTCATAAACAATCAAATTGTAAATTTGCTCACCTTATTATAGAATCGTCTAGAAGATGTAATTTAGTATGGAATGATAACAAAAAAACATTAGTTGATGTTACCTTTTCTTCGGTTTATTTTCCTAATTCTAATTTTGATATCTTATTTTCAAAAACTATAGATGAAGGTTTAGATAAATGTGAAAAATATAGCCATGTTATTGTGAGTTCTATAGGATGCGTATATGAATATAAAGAAATATATGAATGTTTTTTTGAATTTGTTGAAAATGAGGAACCTTGTAGAGGCCATATAATGGCACCTCCTGATCATTCTTATGTTTGGTTACATGAACAAAGCATTTTTTTGAATTTGATGCACTGGAGAAAAATAGGAAGACCTTCTTTCGGCAGATATAGCGGATATGTTCGTGGATTTGATAGATCAAAAGAGAATATTCATCACGATTATACGCCTTATTGGATAAAGCCTAATCATGAAAAAATAAAGGTTCAGAATTTTCCACAATCTGAATACATTTCAAAAGTATTAGAAGATGGTAAAGAAATAAAAAACTTCTTCGAAGAAAGAAATCATAAATTTTTTCTTTATCCTAAGGACACCGAAACAGAAGATTATCGCAAACTTTGTAGAGAAAGAAATGTTAGTAAACCTTTATTTTTTATTAATACGAGTAAAACATGGAAAGAAAGCTTTCGTTTAGTTCATGACAAGGGTGTTAGAAATCGTCATATTAAATATGATGTAATTTATTGTGTAGCTAGTGGCGCTATTTCTGAATATTTGTTAACTAACTATGGTCATAAACATACTAAATTAGTTATATTCGATTATAACGAATATATTCTAGAATGGAAGAAAAATTTACATATAATAAAGGATGTTGATATCGTTAATAAACATTTTGAATTTAAGATTAATAGAAATGAAATAAAAAATGTCTATATTAATAGGTTACCGGCGAAATTTGGATCCAATCATAATGATTTTGATTGGAATAAATCTCTTGAAGAAATTGATTTACGAAATGTCGAGTATCAAAAAATTGATGTATTGGTAAATAATTTTGATATTAATGAGGATAAAAGAAATTTGATTTTTCTTTCTAATATTTTCAATTATATGCCTATGTTTTTAGAATATTCCTTTGAAACTATGTTAGAACGTCAAAAATATTTTTATTCTATTCCGAATTCTGTCATAGCATCTTGGCATAGGTTTAATTTACCTTGGATTATCGATAATTTGAATAGAGGGGATTGACATTGTAACCGGATTATGATATAATGGATGCATAAATAGAAACATACTAGGTTCAGTACGGTGGGACGTGCAGATGGACAACACTAGGACAAGGTTCGAATCCAAAACTTAGTATGTTTCTTAATCAGAATAATCGTATAATCGGTGAACTGGAGGCATTGCGGACGGGAGTTCGATTCTCCCCACCTCCACCAAAAGCGTACTATGGTTTGACCTGAACTTTGACATTGCGAGATAAGGGAAACCTGACGTAGATAATCTTAGGATAGGAGTTAGGATAGTATGCTTTTGATGGGGGTGACAAGGTTTCGACGTGGTGAGATAAGGTAAACTGACGATTCATCAGGCGAATGATGTAAAACTAGCAAACTAAAGTAAACGCAAACGATGCTTACTTTGAGCCTGAAATGGCTCTAGCTGCCTAAGAGTAGCAAGAGGAGTTGCTCCGTCCTTTTTACCCAAACGGAGCAAATTTTACACACACAACACACACAGGAGAAAAGTTATGAGTAAAATTAAAAATTGGTTTAAGTCTTGGATTACAGCAAGAGAAAGAGAAGCTATTACACGTTCGGCAATCTATTACAATCGCCACCGTGTCAATCTAGAATCTGCGGTTGACCGTGTAGACCTTGATGCAAGGCTGCGCAAAGCAGGATACGGAGGAATCTAAGATGAGCAAGAATCCATATGAACTAAGATTTGATCTTTTACAAATGGCAAAAGATATGCTTGATAAGCAATATGAAACAAATGTTTCTGCATACCATACATTGTTGTTTAATGCTGCAGAACAGAATAAGGAGTTATACAAGGATTATGTTAAGTATCTTCCTAAGATGTTTACTCCTGAAGAAATCATAAAGCAAGCAACTCAGTTACAAGAGTTTATCGACAAGAAGTAATATGTCTAAAGAAATTATGGTGGCAGCTGTCATGGCTGCCACGCCTCTAGATTGTTTAGCACTAAACATATATCATGAGGCAAGAGGTGAAATTAAACAGGGACAAATTGCAGTTGGTCATGTTACATTGAATCGTGTTAGATCAAAAAAATATCCCAACTCAATTTGTGAGGTAGTTTATCAACGCAAACAGTTCTCTTGGACACATGATAAAATATCAGATGTACCAAAAGATCAACGACTATATAAAAGTGCCAGAGATTTAAGTTCAAAAATATTGAGAGGTAAATATAAAGATCCTACAAACGGTGCAATACATTTTCACGCTAAGAAATGTAGACCATATTGGGTCAATAAAGTGAAAAAAACCGTAACTATCGGGAATCATATATTTTATAGAAAATGAACAATCACGACGATAAATTGGATATGAGAATTGAGAAGGCTCTGAAACGGCGTTTTCATATTGAATGCGTTAAGCGTGATGTTTCAATGGCTTATATGATTAAAGACTACATTCGTAAACAGCTTCGTTTTTGGGATGAACAAGAACGAAAGAAAGGTGTGAGACCAGATAATGATTGATTCGAATAATTTTTGTATTCAAATTGAAAGATTTGCAAATGAAAATAGATTAGACCTCATGGATGCGGTCTTATTTTATTGCGAAGAACATGGAATGGAAGTAGAAACTGCGGCCACTCTTCTTCATCGTAATAAGAAAATAATGGAGCTTCTTGAAATAGAGGCAAAAGAAAATCGGTTATTAAAAGATAACACGATGTTTGCTACACTCCCCATTTAGGGGTTGACAATCATATACAAATATGATATAATGGACTCGTTGAACAAAACAACATATACTTTAATACAAATAATACGGAGTAAATACTTATGAATACATTCGCAGATATGAAGAAAAACAAAAAGTCACTGTACGACAAAATCGTACAAGAAACAAACAAAATGCAGTCCGGTGAAAAAGGTTCAGGTGATGACCGCTTCTGGCAACCAGAAGTAGACAAAGCAGGTAACGGTTCTGCAATCATCCGTTTTCTACCAGCACCACAAGGTGAAAGTCTACCATGGGTTCGATTGTTCTCACATGGTTTTCAAGGCCCTGGTGGTTGGTACATCGAAAACTCTCTCACTACTCTAGGTGAGCAAGATCCAGTTAGTGAATACAACACGATGCTTTGGAATCGTGGTGATGACGCTGGTAAAGATCAAGCTCGTACTCAGAAGCGTCGTCTTTCTTACATCAGCAACATTTATGTTGTAAAAGATCCAGCACGACCAGAACGCGAAGGTAATGTTTACCTTTACAAGTACGGTAAGAAAATCTTTGATAAGATTAACGATATGATGCACCCAGAGTTTGATGATGAAACTCCAGTTAATCCATTCGACTTCTGGGAAGGCGCAAACTTTCGTATGAAGATTCGTAACTTCGAAGGTTATCGTAACTATGATAAGTCCGAGTTTGGTTCACCATCTGCACTGTTGGATGACGACGATGAACTCGAAGCCGTTTGGGGTAAAGAGTTTTCTCTTCAAGAGTTTCTTGACCCTAAGAACTTTAAGACTTACGCGGAACTCAAAACCAGAATGACTCGTGTTCTTGGTCTTGAAGCAGTATCGTCTGGTAACAAATCATTTGCTGACGATGTTGCTGAAGCAGAAGATTCGTTTGGTTCTTCAGATGCAGATGAACTTCCATGGAAGTCTGAAGAATCAGAAGATGATGATATGTCTTTCTTCAAGAAGTTAGCTGAAGAGGCATAACGACTTCTTTCTTCATTTCAAGAGGTTCGTCTTGAGCCTCTTTTTTACCACTTTCTCTTTAGGATTACAGCATCTGTGGGTTGAGTAGTATAATAATTGTTTGTGGTACTGTTACCGGAACCATTATATTGTGGTCCGCCCAAAGCAACAATTCCTGGGCTACCACCTTGGGATCCGCCTTGGGATTGGTTTGTTGGTTTAAAATTATATCCTTTTTCGGTTTTAGTCACAGTTAGTCTACCCTCATCCAATCTTTGTAGATTTTGTCGTGCAATCCTTTTTACAGTTTTAGGTGCATTAGATTCTAGACGTTTTTCTAGGTTTGCGCGATAATTATTCACAAAGGTTTTCGGCATATTTGACATGTTGGCTGTTTGTCCAATAACCATCTCGGCTGGATCTACTATCTTTTCTGTTCCTAAAACTTTATTCCGAGGATAACCATCATGCGCGCCGGCACCATCGTGCGTGCTTTTACCAGCACCTTTCGATTTTACATCGATATCGCCTATACCCTTGTGTTCGATGGCATTATAACTTTCGATATTAATATCAGGTTTAAATACTTCTGAAAGTTGTTTTAATACTCCAGTCTTTGCTAATTCATGTAAATGTTTCAATTCGCCATCATTGATAAAGTCAGCTAATTGTTCTAATCCTGCTCCTAACGATTTAAAATTTGTTACTAAACCTGTCGAAGACATTTCACTGAATTTTTCAAACTTAGGTGCATTTAAAGCTATATGTTCAAGAACTTTTTCATTGTTTAGATCAATTAAAGTCTTTGTGAAATCTTCTTTGAATTCCCAGGTCTTTAAACCTTTGCCGACAGCTTCAAGAAATCCTTGAAGTGCAACCGATTCTTTAGGAATGGTTACCTCTCCAAACATTTTCATTCCTTCTGCTACACCTTGTAGTGTTTCTCCTGGCGAGAATTTCGTTTTCGCCATAACTGTAATTAAAGGTCTAATTTTGCTTACAATCAATTCCAAACCTTTAGCTACATTATCAAAATTTGTTCTAGCGATTGTTTGTAATCCTAATGCGAATTTTTGCAGAGCTAATCCTGCATCGGTTAATCTTTTCGCTACACCCTCTTCGCCTAATTCAGATAATTTTGTGAATTTATCGACAAGTGCTTTTCCTTCATCTTCTGTACCAAATATACTGGTGATAGTAGAAAGAAAATCTTTCTTTAATCCTTCTGAAGCATCTTTTAGACCTTGACCCAATGATTTTATTGCGGGTCCTATTCTTTGCATTTTATCAACATCAAGTTTTTCGAACGCTGAGAGGCCAGTGACCATTTCATTTAATTGGTCAGATAAAGATTTTTGTTCTCCTCCAAATACTTTCGAAAGTGCATTACTAATTGTTCCAAATAACTCGCCTAGTTTTGTATCTTTAAAGGCACTTCCTAATGCTGCGATTGCTGGTCCGACATTTTTGATATTGTCTATATTAACATCTTTGAATTGAGATAAGTCTTTTCCTAATTGGCCGAGCGGTCCTAATTCACTACCTTCGTTTACCTTGTATTCTATAGTTCCTAGATTTTGTGTATTATCTACTATAGGTTTGAGGCCTTCTCCAATCTTTTTAAGATTATCTCCATTCAAGTTTTCATCCATTGATTTCAATACTTTAGAAAGATTGATTAATTTTTCAATATCGGTTTGTTCAAATTTGAAACCTGAGGCCTTTTCTAAACTTTGGAATATTCTTTCTAAAGCTACAGCAGAATTTGTTACATTCTGTGCGTTTAATCCTTCAAATTGTTTTAAGGATTTGCCTAGATTCTCTAAATCTTTGGGATCAGGTAATGTGAAATTAGAAAGTAATCCTCCTAATGCACCGCCTACAAAAGCATCGAAAAATCTTTCTATGCCAACAGAAACTTTAGATAGTTTATCTCCATCTAAAGATTCAAACGTTTTAAGTGATTCGCTTAACTTAGGTAATGATTCAGCGAGAGGTTCAATTCCAAATTTAGCAATAGCACCAACTGCTGCTATGAAACCACCAATACCAGCGCCAATAAGAGGAAGAGTTACAGCAAATATTCCTGCTGCTTTAAATAGTGCTGGGTTTCCAAATGCGAGTACAAAACCAGATATTGCATTACCTAAAGCACTTCCTATAAATCCTCCAATCAACCCGCCTAACTTACCGCCTATCTTAGCAGCTCCTGAACTTCCTTTTCCTTTTGAAGATTCCGAAGGATCTTCACTAGATCCTTCGTCTTTCTTTCGATTAAATATTTTTGATAGTAAAGACGGTTTCGCATCTTTGGAACCAGGGTCATCAGATTTATCTACTAATCCTTTCCAGAAATTTAAGGTTTCTTCAAGAGTTTCTTTTATACCTTTTAACGCTGAAACTTCTGGTTTCTTTTCCTCATCTGTAGGTTTTACACCTGAATTAGACAATCCTTTTTCTGAAAATTTCTTTAAGTCTCCGAACAACTTAACAGAAAGGTCTTTTAATATTCCAGCGGACTCGCCGAAACCTTTAGCCTTTTGTGTTATAAATTGCCCTGGTCCGCTTTTAAGTAGACTATCTTTTCCTTTGCGTAGAGCTGATAAAGAACCTTCTTTTAAACTTCCTAAACCTTCTTTAAATTGACCTACTTTTTTGGTTAAGAATTCTCCTGGACCAGATTCGAGAAATTTATTCTTTCCTAATTCAAAAGCTAACCCTACGAAATTTTTACCCGCTTCATACCCAGAAGAAAGTAATTCTTTGCTTCCTTTTAAGAGACTGGATATGATTGGTTTCGTTGCGTCTCTAAACTCTTTATAACTTTGTACTATTAATCCTTTGAAGAATTGAACGAAATTTGTTTGGTATAATTTTTCGAAACCTTTCTGTATTACAGATAGAATTGGTTTACTTAACTCTCTAAATGTTTCGAGAATGGATTTAGTTGCTAGTTTAAGGCTTTTCTTTTCCTTTTCGGAAATAGTATCGCCTATATTTCGTAAAGAAACATTTTCTAGATTTTTCGTAAAACTTTTAACGGTTTTGTCTATAGAGGTTAATAGGTTTACAGATTTTTCCATAGAACGCAGAGAAACATTTTGGTATTTCTTTTGTTCTTTGAAAATGTCGCTATTAGAAACTATTTCCGCCATTTTTTTGCTTCTCTATTTCTTCTTTTTCTTCTTCTAGAGTTTTTATTAATAAATCAATATATATTTTCCTTTCAAATGGTATCATGTTCTCTAATTCGGTTAAACTGTATTTATGATAGTACATTAAGTCGCTATTCATCTTATACATAAAGTATAAATTTTCATTACCTAAGGTTAAGCGAAAAAAGACATTAAGCCCTCCATCGTAACACTTTCTTTCTTACCACAAGCCTTGCATTTGTAGGTAATTTCTTTCTTTAATGCTGGAAGAGTCGCAAAGAATTTCTGTACACTTTGTAACTGGTCTTCGGTCATATCTTCTATGAAGTCATCCAGTTCTTCGTCTGTGAACTCTTCGTATACATTTTCTTCATCGAATACCTGTAGTATACATTCTTTAATGAGTAGTAAACTTTTTTCAGTTTCGGTTTTATCACTTGCATTTACTTCTTGTATTACCTTGAAGGTCGGATATTTCATTTTTAATCCAATTTCTTCGTTTAATTTCACTATTGGATCATTCTCTTCGTCAAATACGACATTTACATCATCTAAGTTAAGCTCGATTTCTGTGGTTTCCTGACACTCATTATCCTCATCATGTTTTGCTGTTAGACTAACAGTTTCGCCTATTGATTTAGAACGAATGCGTAGAAACAAGAATTCTAAATCAAATGAAGGCAATTCTCTTGCTACAATTTTCTTATTCAATACACATGATTCAACAATGTTTTCTACTGCATGTAAAATTTCACCCTCATCGTCTCCTTCAGAAGCCATAAGTAAAAGTTTTTGTTCTTTCACAAGGAAAGGTCGGTAAATGATTTCTTCTTTTGTAGAAGGCATTTCAGTTTTAAATTCAGGTGCAGTAAGTTTTGGTAAAGCCATAATATTTCCTCTTTTATTAATTACATTTCAAAGTCGTTATTCTTTCCCGGATCTATATAAATTCAAGTCTCTTTGTATCTGTTTTTGTTTTTCCTGCTGTCTCAAATTTGCATCATAATGTCTATCAGTTTCATAGTATCTATAAGCAAAAGTTACATCTACTGTGGCATATTCTGAATTTCCCCAATCATAAGATATATCTCCTATAGTTGTTGGAAAAGCTTCTAATAGTCTAACAGTTTTAGTTTTTGTACTAACTTCATTATAAATGTTTATATCTATAGTTTGTACATAATCTTTATAGTATTCCGATTGAAGAAATCCTCCGAAATTTGTTCTTCTATGATTTCCAACTATTTTGTCCTGCCAAATTAAAAAATATTCTCTTTCGCTTAAATCTTCGCCGCAAAGAAACTCGATAGAAACATCTGTGTAATTTGGAAAAGATCCTAATTTATATTCTGGTCCTAGTTCAAAGTATTCTAATACGTTGACATTTCTTCCAGGTAAATTCACTGAACGAGCTCTAAACCTCAAGTCATCGCCTTGACTTGGACCAGGAAAGAAAATTTCAAATAGGTCAGACCTTGATATACCGTTTTTATTGATTGAAGAATAAAATTCATTTATGTTAAATGGCATTGTTGCTGTCTCTCCAAACGTCTCTGTTAGTAGCCTTTTCGAATCTTGCAATAGGTAACATGATTGCTGCGTTCCATTGTTCTGGCATTATCTCTAGAAACCTTGACTCTAAATGCGACTTTAAGTATCTTTTTAATGCGGGTTTAAATAATCTTGTTCTTGAATTGCCTTTTAATATTTGATAAGTGACCTGTATTCTACTTTCTTCGTTCAACTCTTCATCGCTTGCGTACTCATACAGGGCGTTCATCAGTATAGCTCTTTGTTTGTAATGTAGATAATGAAAATTGATGCCTAGAAATCCTTCTGGTAATTTTTTTAGTTTCAATACCAGAGGAAATCGATCATAGTATTTTAGTCTTTTCTTCGTTTTAGGATCATATTGAAATAGATACATTTTACCATTTAATGGTTGCATCGTCATATTATCACGGCCTTCGCGAATGACTCGTTCCGGTGTAGTTTGCATACGAGTAACATTATCCCGAAACCAGTCAATTGAACCTTGACCAGAACCAGGGCTGTTTCTTAATGCTCTTTCAAATGTTGTTGCTGGCAATTTAAAATCCTATCGTTTATATTCTATTTATATCAATATTTGATGTTGAGTTCATTTTCTGTGAGTATTCGAAATTTATACCCATGTTTCTTACACCATTTCTCAGCATAGTCCCACTTGTATCTATTCACCGCATATGTTTTTACTTCGTACAGATAGTTTTTGGTTACTCGTTTTTTCTTCTTAGGTTCTTTTGTTTGTTTAAATGGCTTGATCTCAACAATCCATTTTTCGACCTTCTTATCTTTCGTTCTTACTTTTACAGAGAAGTCCGGAAAGTATCGATGATATCGGCCGTCAAGAGGACTTTTATAAGGTATTATTACTTCTTCTGATCCCCATTCTATGATGCTTTCATTAGTGTCACAGAACTTCATGAACTTGAGTTCCCAACCAGATCGAAAAATGATGTTAGTAGGATTGCCGCGATACTTCTTTGGATTGGTCGGTTTGAATTTACCCTGATAATATTCTGGCATGTCGTTATAAATATAAAATAAACATTAAAGAGTATTTAGTTTTATGTCAGAATTAGACGCAGACAACACCGCCATAGGTAAACTTGGCCCTCTAACAGTAGAAGAAACGGTTAAAGGCTTCCGAAAAGTAGGTGATAAAATTGTAGAGCAGTATGCG